AAGAGCCCCGTAAAACGGGCTTCAGACCAGTCGCTTCGCGCTGCATTAGCCAACGCCCAAAAGACAAGAGCCTCGACGGGAAAGCATACTGCTGATCCCATCGGAGCGAACTTGTTCAAGGGTATTTCAACCCCATCAGGCATAATCGTGCTTTCAGATCTAGTGGCGTTAAGAGCTCCAACCCAATTACTCGGGAATAGGAGAATAACTAACCACCAACTGAGACGATCAGAGGCCTCTTTCAGGTCAAGTGACGCATGGCTGCCGGTCTGTGAAGACCACCATGCTAACCACCTGTTACGACTCTGGTCTATGATACTGACCTGAGCCTTCACATTGGGGTACCGTTCCGCTGCACATTCCAACTTCAAACGTTGAGGTTGTTGCATATACATGAATTCTCGAGGCTCCGCGCTTATTAGGCGGGGTCCACGTGAATCCTTCGGAACTAAAACAACACGTGCTGTAGGGCTTTCGCATTCGACGAGGTCGAGTCTAGAGTCACGCATCGCGTTATCTAAACCATTCAACCCACTAAAGAACCACTCAGATACCGAATAAACAGCATCTAACTTCGCAATAAATCGCGGAGGTTCCCATCTACCCCAAGGGGTAGATTTCTCAGCAGTAGCACCTGTTCCATAGCGAGGGTCGAGACCTTTTAACGGGTCCACACCTTCTAACAAACGAGCTATCAGCCTTTCGGCCCTAGCTAGATATGTCTTCAATGGAATTCCATGGATCAGCTCCCCAAGACCGTCCCTTTCGAGGCGACACTTGAGTTGCGCTAAATCCGTCTCCGCTTCTATGAAGTTGCGGCAAACGGTATCAGCTTGATCCTTGGACCACGGCATTTCGTATTTGTAGAAAACAGTTGTCAGTTGTCTAATACAATGGACAGCGCACCCCATCATTTCTGATGATTCAGGCAGATGAAGAGGAATTTCCTCACCGGTGGCAGACAGCCACCGGCCCAAACCTTCAAGAGTGAAGATTTGTTCAAATGCTTTCTTCAGGAACGCGGGGTAGACAGCATCCTTCGCACAGCGCCAACCCTCAGGGCATTGGAATTTACCAGTCCGGAAGGACTGATCCAATGCTTTACCGAGGGCGGGTAGCGAAACGGTCAGGAACTGCATGCCTTCAGCC